AACAACTGCTACAAATGCAACAAATGCTGTATCAAATGCTGCTGAAAATGTAAAAAACTCTGTATTAGGTTTGGTTAGTTCAAATGGTACTCCTCCAACTACTAGTACAACAATTCCTCCAACTACATATTCAACTACAGCTGTATCTGAAGGTGGAAGACGAAGAAAAGGTGCTAGAAATATGAAAGGAGGTAAAGGTGGATTAGGATTAACATATTATGCTAGTCCAGTGTCAGGATTAAAGGTAGCAGAGCCAACTTCATGGCAATTTTACGCAAATGGAACAAATCAATATTCTGTAAAAGGTGGTTCAAGAAAACGTAAGGGTAGAAAGAGTCGCCGAACTCGTCGTCACAGAAAACACTAAATGATTTTGTGAGTATATATCGTCATTAAATTATTATAATTTTAGAGATGGTAGCATACCATTCTTCCCCATTATCCCATATAAAATATACACACCTAATGCTCCAAGTGACGCAAAATATATTTGAATTAATGGATCCTTCGGAATTTTATAACATGTATAACATTGATTATTATTTTGATTCAAATTTGAAAATGTTTCACGACATTTAGAACCAGTTATTGGATTTATTTTATCTTGGAAAATACACGAATCCATATTTTGTATATCAACTAATGTTACAAAATGACTTTCTGTTGACTTATTATTATATATATCTATCGTTTCCATTTTTAATTCTTGACAATCTGGTTTTGAACCTGCCAAAAATGCTTGAAACATTTCCATTGGATTAAAAGCATTTAAATTACTTATTGTTCCTGGAATTAATCCTTTAAATTCACTAAAATTTACTCCTACACCTGATGATATAAATGGAATATTTCCTACAGGAACATTATTTAAATAAATATATCTATCTACTTCTTGACCAGTTGATTTATCTGTACATTTACCACCTGTTTTTAAAAAAAACTTATTACCTAAAGGTTTACCTGTTGCTGACGCCTTACCGCCACCTGATACTAACAATTCTACATATGATATTAAACCATCTATATCTTTTCCTAATTGTGATAAACTTCCAGCACCAGACATACCTATTTCTGATGGAGTGCGAATATATTTATAATATGGATAATCTGGTCCTATATATTTTTCTTCAGCAGCCTTTGAATTTGTTAATACTTCTTGAAATATGTTAGACATATCTAATATATATTTATAATTTATTTTTTTTTTACACCTTTGAATATTTAGAAAGAAAAATATTAGTTCAATTTAATAAATATATATATATATATATATTTTATTAATGACAGTAGTAAGAGGAATAGAATTAGACAATTATAAATATGAAAAAAATGAATTAAAACTAGTATTAAAAAATAATTATCCAATTGAAGATAAATTACACGTGATAGCAGTTATTTCAAATCCTTGTTTGTTTGTTCGCAGATATATTTTGTTTAAGCAATTTTTATTGCGTATGGTAAATGAAGAACCAAATGTCATTTTATATGTTGTTGAACTTGTATATGGTGAAGAAAAATTTATTATTACTGATTCTAGAAATCCAAAACATTTACAAATAAGATGTAACACCCCTTTATGGCATAAAGAAAATATGATTAATATTGGTGTACAAAAATTACTGCCAAGTAATTGGAAAGCTTTTGCGTGGATTGATGGTGATCTTGAATTTGAAAGTTCCACATGGGCTTTAGATACATTAAAAATTTTAAATGGATATAAAGATATTGTTCAAATTTGGTCTCATTGTGTAGATATGGATAGAACAAATTATACAATGAAAGTTTTTAATAGCGCTGGTTATCATTATGCTAAAAATCATAAATATATTTCTACTGGTGCGAATTATTGGCATCCTGGTTATGCTTGGGCTATAACGAGAAGTGCATATGAAAAAATGGGTGGATTATATGAAAGAGCATTATTAGGTTCTGGTGATAATATTATGATGTTTGCTTTATTAAATAATGTAATTAAAGCTATTCCTGAAAAATCAACAACTGAATATAAAGTAGATGTACTTGAATTAGAGTCAAAAATGTATTCATTACGATTTGGATATGTTCCAGGAACTATATATCATTATTTTCATGGTTCAAAAGTAAATAGAAAATACACTGAAAGATGGCAAATATTAGTAAACAATAATTATAATCCTTTTACATTTGTTAAAAAAAATGAAAATGGCATTCTTGTTCCTTCTGAATTATGTCCTAAATCTTTATTAAGTGATATAATGAAATACTTTGAAGAAAGAAATGAGGACGAATAAATACTTGTTCCAATAATACAAAAGGAGAACAGGAAAAAGTAAGACCATCGTAGGTTATGCAAAGCGAACAAATTCCTACTATTGATTTTACATTTTTCTTATTTTTGCCTACTAAAAATGGGCGTTTTTACAAGTTTCTTGCAAAGCTGTAAAAATGAGAAAAGGTGTAAAACCGCACCTTTTACAATTTATAATATTATTATTTTTCTTCTTCAATTGAATCACTAACATCTTCTGCTGTTAGTTCTTCTGTTCCTGTTACATTAGGCGGTGTAGACCCAGCAATTTCCTGAGCATAATCAGCTTGTTGTTGTACTAAACCATCTATTTGTGTTTGCATTGAATCTATTGATTGTTGCATATCATCCACTCGTTTTGTTACACCATCTTGTAAACTTGTAAAATTGTCTATTCTTCCCTTTAATACTTCTATATTTCCTGCATTTTGTTGAGCTAATATTAAATAATTATTTGGATCTTGTAAATTATAAGGTTTATACTCTTGTGTTGTAGTATCTTGTGTTGTATCTTCATTTTCTAGACCTTCAATTAATTTAATAGGAAACATAGCTAAATATACCTGATATCCGATTAAAATTACAAATACAAAAATTAATATATATATTAATAACATTATTATATATATACAATACATTTATTTTCTTTTTATATTTATATAATGTCTACCGCTTTTTATCCAACAAATATGCGACAACAATCTGCCAGTGGTTACAGTAATAAAAGTACACTAGAAAATATACCATATGTTCCTTGGAAAGGCACAGGAATTTTTAGTAATCCTGTTGGTGTTACTGCAACTCATATAAGACCATTAACTAACAATGATCCCGGCAACGTTTTTCCTACTGGATTTGGATTACCTAGACCACTTAAGCAATATAGAAAGGGAACAGTTATACCAATTAATTTTGATTCTATACCAAAAATAGCTACAACTAACACTGCTGAAGATATTGAAAAAATATTAATAGCTTACAATGTTAATAGAGCTGTTAAATCTTCACTTGGGGCATCATTAGGTGGAGGAAATGGAGGAACTGGATTAATATCACAAATGATTGATATGCCAGGTTCATTTATTGTTAAGGATAATCAACCAGATACAACACAAGTTGGTTTAATCAATACAATTGCTGAAGATAATAAAGGAGTAAATATTGATAAAGAATGTACAAATTGCAATGGTGTAGGCATTGTTTCTGATTGGATGCCAATAAATAATTTAACAGAAAAGCCTGAACCAAATGTGACAAATCCTTTATTATGTTGTAACCAACAAAGAAAAGCACTTCAAAGAGTTTTACCAACTAACACAAATGTAAAAAAGAACTATTATCAAACAACTTACATGTATTTATATAATCGTTGTCAAACATTTCAACAACGACAATTTAATTTTATTTCTGGTCCAATTGATAAAAAATTGGAACAATTATTTATGGCTTATCCATTTGTTACAGCTAAAATACTTGAATACTCTAAACCAGGTGATCCATTATCAATTATTAATTTATATGTAGCACAATGTAATCCAAATTTTACTATTGAAAAAGGTGTTGAAATTGGATTCATTAATAATTTATCAGATTCATTATTAAAAGCAGGGTATATTACTCAAGCAGAATACGATACATTAATAGGTGAATCGCCGTTATCTGTTCAAACATTTATTTCTTCTTTACAAAAGATACTAACACAAGAACAGTACAAAATAGTTATAGATTATTTATATCAATTAGCGGCAAATCCATATAATGGTTCTGTTGTTAGTGGTCCATCAAATCCAAAAGGATGTTCGCAAGTTTATTATAAACCTAATAATCCACAATTTGCAAAACAAGGAGCTGTATCAAGTAGTACAAGAATATTGAAATTGAATGTTGATACAATAAATATGGTTGCTTATAATCAACGTAAATTAAAATCGGGTAATCCAGCAAATATAGCAACAGCTATTCAATACGGATTTAATCCTAATACTCCATACATTTACAAAGATAAGGTCCCTCCATGTCAACCACAAACTTATATTGGTAATCCATTCTTCTTTTCAGGTCAACATCAAAATAAATTAATTTGTAATACAAAGACAAATGGTGCTGAATATCATACATATAATTCAGTAAATCAGGGTTCAGCTGGTAATTACATTGGTTCTACACAAAATAGAGGAACAGGATATGCTGATAAGAGCCAAATAGGTAATACAACTTATTTTGATAATATTAGGCTAAGACCTGTAACTGCTTAAATAATATATTTTACACCTTTGGACATTTAAAACGCCGACTTTGGCGAATTAAAAAACAAAAATGTAATGGCGAATTTCACGCCTTACCATACTTATCTTCCTAAAAGGAGTATCGTAGGTATTTATTCTTTTTGTTCCCTAAAACATTTTGGTCTTCTTTTTCCAAAAATAATTTTAAGTTCTTTTCTTAGAAAAACAATTATTCCTAAATATTTTGATTTTCTAATTTTTCTTTTTCTTCCTTTTCTTTTCTTTTTTGATACGCTCTTTTATTTCTCTCTTTAATAACTTCTTTTGGAACTACATAATTGGTTTTTTCTTTATATTCTTTTACTTTTTTTTTAATTTCTTCTTTATTCTGTTCATAATAAAGTTTTTTGCTTGATGGTGCAGTATATTTTTTTAAATGTTCTTTAGTTAAATTTAATTCATTTTTTAATTTATCATTTTCTTCTCTCAATGATAGATTTTCCTTAATCAGTTCTTTGTTATTCATTAAGGTAATACAATAAATTATTTTTATATAATTTTTACTATATAAAAATCGGCGTTTTCCTAACGTGTGAAATGTCCAAAGGTGTAAAATATATTTATAAATACTACTTCACAAGTTATGAAAGAAACAAACCTAAACACTTTCCACTTTAGATTCTTCATCATTTGCCTTCTTCTTTGGATTTAAAAATATATTTACTTTATCTATAAATTTATTATGAGGTAATTGATTTTTCTCACACCATTGAATACATTTGTGTATATGGGACCTTTTCAAATTGTCTATCTTTTCTTCACGATTTTTATTATTAAACATATTTATTATTTGATCATATGCTTCTAATTGTTGCTGTCCTATAACTAAATTTGATTCTTCAAGTCTATTTAGTAAATAATACGGTAATTCATTATCTATTATTGAATTTACACAATTAGAGGTAATTAATTCATTCATTTTACTTATTAGATGCTCTTCAATATGTTGCAATAATTTACTTTGATTTATTAAATTTTCATTAAAACCCTTACAAATTAAATATCTTTCATAGTTTGTAATATTACTTATTGATGGTTTTACTAAATAAATTTTATCATACATTGATGACAACATAAATATGACATCTATTATTGCTTTATATAATATATTATTTATTTTTATTATACATATACCTTGATTCATCTGATATTTAATTACAATTAATAAAATTAATATTGTATTATTTATATATTTTTTTATATTATTATATTCATTTGAATGAAACTCACATATAATAAGGTCCAATTTATTTTCATATGTATTTTTTATAAATAATTCATATAAATTATCAAAATTAAAATCTTCTGAAATTACATTGTCTTCATTATCTTCTCTTAACATATTTAATAAATAATTTGTTGACGTATAATTATACGTTAAATGTGCCACATTTATTTTATGTTTTAATGATAATATTTCATTTATATCAAACATTTGAAATAATTCCATTAACTCAAAAAAAATTATTGAATCTGGTTTAACTTTACTTACTGATATTGTTAATCCTGGAACATTTGAATGTATAAATTCAAATGGATTTACTATTTTATTAATATAATCTATCGTTATATTTTCATCTACATAACTTTCTTGTAACTTTATTAACTGATTATAAATATCATTCATGTAAAAAATTAAACTATACGATATATATGGTTCTATTTTATTACTCCATTTTACATTTAATCTTATATTAAAATTATTTTTTGGTATTATATAATAGTTCATTGTCTAATATATAATAATTATTACTTTTATATCTTTTTTTACATAATTCAAATCATATTATTTTCATCTACAATATCAAACTCAACCTTCTTTTTTCTTCTTGTTACGTTTTTTTTTGTAGCAGGCGTTGGTTCAGTCTTTGTAGCAGGCGTTGGTTCAGTCTTTGTAGCAGGTATTATATCAATCAAATTTTTTTCATGTTCTACTTCTGTTGCTTCTTGTAATTTTAATTTTGTACTTAATTTTTTAATTTTTTTTGGTTTTATAATTTCTTCTGCATTTATGACTGCTTCACGTGCTAACATTGTACCTGCTTGTTCTAACTCTTCTTCGCCTGGTAATTGTTCTAGTAAAGATTTTGTTAATTTCTCAGCATTTCTAGTTGATGTTTTTTTATAAATAAAGAAACGATTCAAAAATGAAATCTCTTTCTCGTAATCTCTCATAAATAACGCCTCTTTATAATCAATTCCTTTTTCTGGATTGTTTTTAACATCATTCTCCATTGCATTAAATAATTCAGAAAACATACCACTACCTTCTGGGATTTTCATTTGTCTAGCTTCTTCTCTAGTTACTAGACTAAACCCATATTTATCCATAGTACTTGTTAAAAAATCAAAGTTTACTAAATATTCAGGAAGAGTTTGATTAATTGAATCTTGGTATACGTCAATTTTTTTTCCTAAACAACTTTCATTATCTTCAAATGTTATATCATCATATAGTTTTGTAATAGACCATATTTTTTTATCATCAATATATATTTCTTTACTTTCTCCTTTTTGTTTTTTTTTTAACATATTAAAAATTGTTCTACCATCGTAGCATGTTGCTATAAAATAACCATATAGTTTTGTACATTCTGCTATATTTCTTATAAAATTATAAAAAGTTTTGTTATTTTCAAACATATAATGCATAGCAAATTGACATGATGAAACATCAAACCCACTGTGAGCTTTACCATGTTGTCTAGTTACAGCAGGACCTAGACTCTTATCTACTCCTATTGAACCAAATACTGATTTTGTAATTTGATTCGCTTTATCACTAAACATATTTGTTCCACTCCGTATATTTAATGCACTATTACCATTTACAAATAGAGCATATGGCATATTTGTATGTGTCATCTTAAAATTTAAATATCTTGCACAAGCACCATTTAAACGGTTTTCAATATTATCTAGTGAAATATCAATGCCAAATACAAATGATAATTCTGCTCCTATCCATTTTGGTAAATCTCCAGCCTTTCCACAAGCAAAATCAATTAACATATTTCCCTTATTTGATACACATTGGATTAATGCCTTTTTAACATATAAATTATGAAAATCACGCATTCTTTGTGTCATTTTATCGGAAGTAACACTATTATAATAAACATCATCTGATACTTCTATTCCAGGAATACCTTCTCCTGTTGCTAACATTTTTTCAGTTACTGGATTATGAATTGAATGCCAGTTGCTATTAGCTGTTTTATAATCATTTGCTCCTACACCATAACCTGCTCTAAATTCAGCAGTTTTATCATATCTTACTCTCATTGGAACCCATTTCCACATTCCTGGTTTTGACATATCATATCTAAACTCAACCACCATATTATCACCAAATACTTGTCTTTCTTCAGTAAACATTTGATTTATTCCATTACTATCCATTTCTAACATTATATTACATAATCCAGCTAATGGGTCTAATGGGTCTGAAGGAAAGAACTGTTTTGGTTTATATCCAGTTTCATCATCTAAATCTTTTTTATTTGAAAATTTATCATCTAAAACATCTTGACATGGATTTACAAATCCATGTTTTGAATGATCAAACCCAACTGTTAATATTAATGTTTTATATTGATTAAACTGTGTTGTTTGATAATTATTTACTCCATCTTCAAATATTGGGGTTACAATATCTTTACCATCAGAACCTTTCTTTGTTACAACCAAGAAATCAATTGTATTATAACTTTTTGGAAAAGTTGAAGTTGCTTCCGATGGTTTCCATTTGAATATGTATGGCCAAGTAATTTTTTTCTTTGGACCAGCTTCTAAAATTTTATTTCCACCTACACCTAAAAGCGTAGGTGTAAAGATTAAACCATCAATTTCATATTCAAAACTTTCATCAGCAATGCGTCTTAACAAATAGTTATTAGCTTCAAATATATTATATTTTGCGTTTTTAGATGCTTCATCATCAACCACTGAATCAAAACTTGGATAGAAATTCTTTGAAACTATTTTAATTGGAGACATCTCAATTCCACTATATTTGTTAATTAGTCCTTTAAGCCATCCAGAAGTTTTAGAAGTAATATTAGAAGTAGTATTAGATGATGATTTAGAATTAATTCCTAATGGTTTTAATTCCTTAATAAATTCTTTGAGTATTGGTAAACGACAATCATCTTTAAAATACCTTTCATCTTTTGAATGTGTATTAATAAATGGTCTTGCTCTAATATCTAGATTATTAATATAGTAAATATCAAAGGTTGCGAATGTATTAATAAAATTACCTGATTTATTATGTAAAATTAATTCTCCATCCAGTAATGAATTAAAACATTTTTCTTCATTAGTTTTTGCTCCAGTAAATATTATATTCATATTTATATCGATTAAATAAATACGACCTTTATTATTTACAAACAATAAATGACGATTACCGTCTGCTTTTTCAGTTACACAATAAGCAAAAGGTTCTCTAATATTAGGTACAATTATATCTGAATTTAATGGTGCAATATTAATTAAATCTAAAGTTACTAATCCCGGACCTATAAAATCACTTTGATATATATTTTTTTTTTGTAAATATATTCCGTCTTTTTTTATGTGTTCTTCCTCAAATAGAAGTTTTAGATATTCTTGTGCTACATCTCTTTGTTCTGGATATGAAATAGGATAATTTGTTTTTTGTAATCCAGATAATACTATTTTAACTACCTTTTGTAGAATATTAGACAAATCAACAGGAGATTTATATTTGTTTTTTGCTTCTGTTTCTACTTCTATTTCTATTTCATATGTTTCTTGATTGTTAAAAACGTTTGATTCTTCAATATTATACGTTTGTATCATCCATCCTTTTTCATTTTTAGTAGAACTTTTTACTATACTTAGGTCTATTTTAACTGGATAATTGTTATTTACAAAAGTTACACGATTCATATATCTAAATATTTTTTTTGTTTTAGTCCAGTTTTCAAAAACATCAATCCCAATCTTACTAGTTTTGCTTATAGACTCTTCATTATTTATTGTTACTCTAAAATTAAAATCATCAAAATTAGCACTTGGTATTGTTTCATCTGTTTCTTTACCATCCTTAGATATTTTTAATGGAACTTTTCTATTTATTTTCACTGTAAAGGGAGTTTTATCATTTAAATAACTAATACTATTAGTTTTACAATAATCTTGGATATTATTAAGTCCCTCAATTTCAATACGAAATCTATCAAAATCTTTACTGGTCTTATATTGTCCAGTTTTTACATCAAGAAATTCTTGTTGAATTCTTAATAAATGAACACCATTAGGATATAATGATGACCAACCATTTGATAATAATTTTTTTATAACATTGTCATAATCTAATTTTGTCAATGGTTTAATTCCTCGGGTTCCAAATTTTGCCTCCATTTCTACTGTATTATATTTACCATTAATAGAGTTTATGTATGCTAAAGATATTCTATCCAATAATACTTTAGGTGAATCCGTTATTTTTTTAGAAGATTGTTCAATTTCTTTTTCATCAACTTTTTGTATATCACCAGTGCTAATAATTGTTTTAGCCATTGGTTTATTAGATGTATTTTTAAGAACGTTTTGATTTCTTGCATTGGCTAATATTTGAGTTTTATTTTCAGTTTCACCAAATGCATATTTATCATCTAATTCATACATATTTGTTATTTTATTAGAACTCATAATATATATATATATTATATATTATTATATATTTATATTGTTATTGTTATTGTTATTGTTATTCAATTTTTTTGCACCTTTTACACCTTTTTACATTTACTGTGCTTCGCCGAAACGCCGATTTTCAGGCGAATTTTTAAGGTATAAAAATTTGTATAGGTCATCGTGTAATGCCTATGAATGTTAAGAATTTATTTCCCTACAAAATACATCTGGTCTTTTTTCCTATACTAATGGAACACATACAAAATCAAGAATGTCTCTTATCAACAGTGTAATCCGTTGTAAACTCAACGAAGAACAACGCACTGCTCTAATAATTTAATACTAATAACTCATAAATATTTTTTTTTGTAATTTTTTGCTTGCCTTCTTTCTTACTTTTATAATCATCGATATTAATATCTAATTTTTTACATAAGTCTAATAATTCTTCTAATTTATATGAACCTATACTTTTCAAAGTCGTATCAAAACTACTCATCTTATAATATTTTTCTCTGTATTTGTTAATACTATCTTCGGTTACATCTAATTCAATTGAATGTTCATAAGTTTCGTTATTTCTATGAACTATATTAATAGAATGTTTTTCATCGATATCTGTACATAATAATTCATAAACTTTGCGTTTATTAACTAACAAAACATTAATATTTTCAAGTATACATAACGCAAAAAAAGTCTTAATAGATATTTTATCCTTATTTGCTAGGTCATCTTCTAACTCAGTTAGTGGTTTTATTTTGTGTATTTTTAATAGATCTTTATTTTTTCTCAATATTTCAATGTATTTAAATTTTTCATTTTTTTCAACAACAAAATATTGATTATTAATTTCCATTTCATAATTAGAGAAACCATTTTTTAAAATATAAAAACACCAAAATAGGGAATCTTTTTGTTTAGGTTTATACATTGTTTCCCTCTTTTTCTCAATATTTTTTTGAACTAGTTTATTTTTAGGTAATAGTGTATTATTTTTTACAGTTACTGATTTTGGCTTTATATCCATTTGGAACATATTTTTAGTATATCTATGTATGTTATTAGATGTAAACATATAATCTTGTAAATCAAAAATTATACTTGTATTTGTTGTTTCTTTAATCATTATTATCTTAACTATTATGTAGACATATCTTTATTATCTTTTAAAAAGTGTTTATACTTCTCTTTTTCTTTCTCAGCGTTATTAAGATAAATTTCTTGAGTATTAACATATTTAATATAAACCATAAGTTCATTTAATATAGAACTATTTAGTTCACTTAAATTAATATGAATTCCATATTTATTTTCATTTATAATTACATTTTTAGTTTTTGTTAGAATTCTAAGAATTTCAATTTGATTAAATTTAGACATATTTTCTATTTGTTCTCTTAGATAGTTTAATTTATTAAAATCATAATTATCGCAGGACTCGCTTGACATATATAGCTATATTATTTTACTTTAAATATATTTAAATATATTTAAATATATATAATTATTTTGTTTTAAATTATAACCAGTTTTGGTTTTGATTTTCTATCACCTTCTTTTGATGGTACTAAAGAAGCAATTAACGATACATATTTATCATTTAATTCAAAACGTTGAGCAATAACAGTAGCAATAAAATTATCATTTTCTTCAATAGAATTGAAATAATCACTTGCATAATAATGGTCTCTTGCTACAAATAAAACAAATGGGCTAGGTTGTTCATCAGCACTTTCAGCCCGTATACCAGCTTTTGTAATATTTTTGGCAACGCAATTTAAATTCATGCCTGCTACTGGAAAACAAACTTCACAATTAAATAAGACATCAAATACAATGTTTTCACCCTTAACTATTCCGCTTGAAAATGTAATAACTCTAATGGAACCAGGTTTAACATAACCTTCAACTATACATTTTCCACCAACCATTTTAGTAATTGTATTTTCCAATGTTTGGAATAAATTCTTACCAATTGTCGTGATAGGTAAAACTATCTTTTTAGTAATTTGACAAGGACTATATACCCCTTTTGTTTCCTTTTGTCTATACTTTGGTTTAGATGCTTTAGCTATAAGTTCCATTATATATATATTTATATATTCTTTTAATTAATTTTCAATTTTATATATTATTAGAAAGCATTTGATGAGTTCTCTTATTGTTATTTTTACTTTTTTTTGTTACTTTTTTTTGTTACTTTTTTCCTTTTTCTGAAATTCATTGATAATTGCTGTTTCAGTATCCAAAAACCATGTTTTATTATCTAAATTTTGTTTTTGAAAACTTCTCAATGTTAGTTCTTGCCTTACACATAATTCTTTTGCTCCATCTTTAGTAACTTTTGATTTGAATTTATCGTCAATTTCAATATCATTTAGTAAATTCATAATTTTTGCCTTACCAGACTGATCACAACGAAATCCTGTACTACGTTCATTTGTCGTATCCTTAATTTGATAAATCATATATTTGTTATTATTTTCAAACCCAATAAAACCAACATAATTATTTAAGTTTGTCTTTAATTTATATTTATTTAGTATTGCATTATTTAAATCTCTTGTATCTTCTGGTTTTGCTGGTATCCATTTATTTTCATCTAAAACAAATATATTTAAATTTTCAACTCTAGATGGTCCATTAAAAATAATTATACCTGTAATTCCTTTTGCCACTATTAATTTTGTTAATAAATATTTTTTCATTTTTCCATAAAATCTTTTTAATCTTTCATATCCCTGTGGGAGGTTGGATTCTAAATCTTTATTGGCGTAAATATAATTTAGTAAATGTATCTTTTCATTCATCATTAAAGTATCAACAATATGTTCAATTAAAAATATTTCAAGTATTTCTAATCTTTCTTGTTCAGAATCTGCTAAAATTATATCATTTTCTGTTGCCATTTTTCTAATTACTAAACCACATAAATGATACCAATTATCATTGCCTTTTTTAACTTTACTAGTTTCTAATGATATATTATAATTATCAAACATAGCGTTTAATATATTTTTACCTTCAACTAACATATCGTCTTCTATGCCTTCCTTTATTTTTTCACCAATAACATTTTTATCAATAACTGGTTTAATTATATTATTGTTGATTTTAAAATTAATTAAACTGTGTTTATAATTAATTGGCACTGAACGCTCATAAATTGATATATTTTTATAATTTAGTTCGCTCGGTTGGAATAAATAATATTCTCCAATGTTTATTAAATAACCTGTACGACCATATTTATCTATTATATATTCTGTATTATCATTTATTATTTGAGTTAATGCTGCGTAAATTTGTGATGTTGGATATTTTTTTGGTGTATTTATAAATTTAAATAAATCATTCTTTATATAAAAATAACGCATCTTCATTAGCATCTTTATTTTTTGTATAATTTTATCAGAATTTATAAGCATAAATGATTCATTATATGTATCTGTATTTTCTATATAATCTTCTGTACTTATATCTGGTATACATTTAAACTCACATTCCATAAAATCACAAGTTGGTGAATTATCAATATCACCTATTACAAAATTATTTAAAACTTGATTATCGGATAATACTTGTTTTATATCTCTATTTTCTTCTATTTTTTCAAAATTTTTAGATATTAATTCTGTTTGGTCGTGATTAATTATACAATCAACTGATGTTTGTTTCAATAATCTTGTTACCTGTCCTATTTTCACAGCTTTTAATTCAGAAATACGATAAATATATAAATCGGCTGCTTCTTCCTCAACATTTTCTAGAATCGTTCCATATAAAAATATTTGTACATTTCTCTTTGAAAATGGCAAATCTTTATGAGAAAAATTACGAACAGCTCTACCTATAATTTGTTCTATTCTATTTACGTTATACCATGGTTCTAATATATGTACTTGACGAATAGCTTTAAAATCTAAACCTTCTGAACCTGCTTGAGAAATTAAAACTACTTTAATTATTTCACCAGATATATCAACTATGTTTCCATTTTCATCCTCTCTGAAAATATTATCATTGTTAGTTATTGCTTTCACATCAGCATCATTATTTGGAGATATACGTGGATCACCCGTTATCATTATGTATCTTGCTGGTTTAAAATCTTTTTTAGAAACAGGTGGTTTCATAGTTCTTACATCAACTACTGGGGTTGGAGTGGTTTTAAACAATGTTTTTACTTTTTCTCCATAACGTGTAAATCCCATTTCTTCAAGAGCTAATGCCATTGGTATAACTCCTGCATCAATATAAGAAGAATAAACTAAAATTATACCTTCAGATATAACTCCAGTATCTTTATTGTAAATATAATCACATATATTTTTTATTTTTGAGCTATATTTTCCTATTTCATTTGGGTCAAATACATGTGGAACTCCTTGTCTATATTGAAATGAACCTTTCATATATGGTGTTTTAGAATCTTCATAATCCATAATTCTTTTTAACCCTTGACTACCAGTTAAATCTTTTGGGTCAATAAATAATCTTTCTATGTTTGATTTTGAGCTATTACTTGCTGTTGTTGATGAATTACCTCCTTTTTTTACAGACGATTTAACAGTTGATGATGTTGGAATTTCAGTCGTGCCAAACATATGAGATTCTTTTATTTCATTTTTCTCAGTTAGGAATCTTGATTTGGTTTTTCCCTCAATAATATGTACTCTAGAAGGTTCAGTTATAAATTCGTCTGAATCAATATATTTTTTTTTAGGTTGAAGTGTACCTTTAAATGATACTTCACTTGGAGATACTTGTTTGACACTACTTTGCAATTCAATAGAAGATTTAATTTTTCTTTTTTTATTAGATGATTTTTTATTTACTGGCAAGACTGTTTCAATATCTTCATCAATCATATCAAAAATAGAGTCTCCTAAACTTTTTTTAGTTGTTGGATTTGTTAGTTTATCTATATTTCTAATATCTGGTTCAACAACTTTATCAATCAATAACACGTCGCCTTCAACCCCTTCTGTAACTACTGGCTCTGATTCTAATTCTGAATTTTCTGTTTTTGCATCACTATATGATATATTTACATTTGACACAGATTTTGGACCATTGCTAATTACTTCATCAATTTCTTCAACAATTCCTTTTTCAGGACGTCCTGTTGTTGGAGCAATCTCTATAATTTCTTTTTCTTCTTCATCAATATATTCAAAAGGTTGAATTTGTTTAACTAAATCTTCTAATCCATCATAAGGATAAATAATATTTAAGGCTTCAATAGGTATTTGTAAATCAGTATATCCAAATGAACGTAATGCTGAAAATGCTGCTATTTTTCTATGAGCTCCTTTTTTTGTCATTATATATGCATCTTCTCTGCTTCTTAAACGGTCAATAATATATTTATATCCAAGTTCTTGATATTCACCTATAACTGTTAAAAATAAACTAAGTTTTTCAATCTTTTTATCATCAGGTATTTTTCTACCATTTATTTGATATTTTGGATATTCTTCAGGGGTTTTAAATGTATGTTCTGGTGAAAATCTGTCAGGATAAATTCTAAATGGAAATGTATACGGATTTTCACCTCTAATATACGAAATATATCCAGTTGCTTTTCTTATTAACATTTCTTTTCCAATTTCTTTTCCATCTTTATCTTTTTTCCAATCACCATTTTTATCAAATATGTCTGAAACAGACACAATTCCTCTACGATCATTCATATTTAATAAATTTAATAACCAAACAATTTCTTTATAACTGTTGAAAATTGGAGTAGCAGATAAAAGAAGTAAACGTATATTGGATACAACACTAACAAGAAACATTAAATTTTTAGCTACATTTTTATTTTCATTATCATCTGAAATTCGTATATTATGTACTTCATCAATTACAATTAAACTGTTTGAGTATTCAATTTCAAGATTTCTTATTTTTGTATCCATAGTATCATTAGGGTTTCCAGATTTTCTAACTATTTCGTTTGAAAATTGTACATAACCTTGAAATGAATATGAAGAATTTATTAAGTTTTTAACTAGTTGAATTATTTTTTCACGTTTTAACCCTTTCATTCTAGTTGGATTTATTTCTTTTAACAGTTTATTTCCAATACATCCTTTCATTGTCCAAATTCCATCAACTTCTTTTAATTGTCTCTCATCAAATAATTGTAATTTAAAGTTATTTTGAACATTAGGACTTGCTACAATTATTATACTTTTATTTATGCCCATTTGTTTCAAATAATCTCGCATTTCTTCACAAACTCCAATAGATGAGCATGTTTTTCCAGAACCTAATCCATGAAATAAAAGTAAACTATTATATGGTGTTTGAAAAGATAAAAAATTTCTTACAAATGCTTGTTGAGGTAATAACTCATATTCTGCAGTCTTTAAAATATTAGCATATGCTTCTACATCAAATATAACACCGTCATATTTAGTATCACTAAACTCTTTTTTTTGAGAAATTTTTATATTAAAGTTAGGGTCATCTAAGGTTGGATACAAATATGAATTATCATTAAGATTTTGTGATAATTCTTCTCTATTCTGTAATTCAGTTTTTAATTGCTCTGTATTATTTGAACCACATTTTTTACTGTACAATTTATTAATTTTATTCAAATCACAAATTTCTTCTTTTTGATCCACTGAACTTGGAGGCTCTGATTCAATATCTTCTTTTACTTTTTTCTTAAGTTTGATTTCAACACTCATCTATACTTATATATTATACCGACTAAAAAGAAAAATGAGACAAACTTTTTATATAGAAAAATAAAAGGCGTAAAATTCGCCAAAACAGCGGTTTCCTAACATATGAAATGTCCAAAGGTGTAAGTAATACAAATCAAACATATATGGCATTTTGTCTTTTTTATTTTTGGACGGTGTAATATAATTTATATTCTTGTAAAACTTTATTTATATTTATTATAAGTTGCTTTTTTTCTAAATTATACGGTCTAATTGATTCCAAACATTCTTCTAATGTTTTCCAACTAATTTTAGAAACTTCGGTCTGTTGATAATTATTTAAATTGTCGTGTGATTCTTCTGTATATCCTAAAAAATATTTATGTTTATAGGCTTTATGATTTGAACCTAAAAACATTTCTTCAAAAGGTAGTATATTTTCTATTATTTTTATATTCTTCTTTGATAATCCAGTTTCTTCTTCAAATTCTCTTAAAGCACAATCTAAATCCTTTTCTTGAAAATTTTTTTTACCTTTTGGAAATTCCCATTCAGTTTCTAACCATTTGGTGTTTGAATTATTTATAATATTATTTAAAGTTATTAATTCTCCGTTTATTCCAGTTGATAAACCATTTTTAAGAACTTCAAATTTCTTTTGAGATGCTAATTCTTCTACTCTAAATTGATTTTGATGTACTGTGTCTTGAATTCCCCACATCATTCTCCATAATATTTCAAAATTATGTTTTCTTATTAGTTCTTTTTCTTCAATAGACATTTCATTAAATATATGTTGTAAATGTTCTAAATTGTTTAGTATATATTTACCTCGCATAAAGTCAATATATCCAAAACTATTTTTACGTCTAATCATTAAATATTGAATTCCACGTACAGCTGACGTTCTGAAAACTATAATACCATAACTTGTTATAGGTAATCTACATTGATGAAATAGATGACCTTGTTTGCCGCAATTATTACAAATAATATTTTTACTCATTGTACTACTTATATATTTATACCTTTCTACATTTCAAATTCCGATTTATTTCTAAATCATTTTTTTATATTTTATACAATATACACAACTGCAAATATATACAACTGCAAATATACACAACTACAAATATACACAACTACAAATATACACAACTACAATGTAAATATACACAGCTGTAAAATTGTTTATAATGCAAAGCTGCAAAATCTTCAAGAGTATAAAGAAATTTCTTTTTATCTTGTTTTAATTTATTAAATGCCTCCTTTAGCTAAAAAAAATAATTTACAGTTGGACCCATCTGTTTGGGGACCACATTTTTGGTTCTTTTTACATACATTAGCTATGTCATATCCTCATTATCCAAACGCAGTTACAAAAAAAAAATATTATGAATTAATACAAAATTTACCATTATTTATTCCAGTTGAATCAATTGGAAATGATTTTATTAAAATACTAGATGATTATCCAGTTACTGCATACTTAGATAATAGAGAATCATTAATTAAATGGATGCACTTTATTCATAATAAAATTAATGAAAAATTAGAAAAACCGAAAATTTCACTTAATGATTTTTATTCAAGATATTATGAAGAATATAAACCAAAGGATATTAAAATGAAAGATTTTTATCGTTGGAGAGAAAAAATAATATACACTTTAGTTATATTAAGTACAACTGGATTAATACTATATTTATACAAAAAGTAATTTCACACTTGTATATTTTAGAGTATATATTTTGTATTTTTTGCTCTGTGTAATATAATCTCATATTATTATATGCGATTAGAAATAATAATATTTGGAATAACAGGGTTTTTATTATATAATGTGTATTATGATGGTAAGTACACAAAAATGTTATTAGCATATAAAAAGTATTATAAAATGGCATTAATTGGGGGGGTTGCTTTGTGTTTTTATATTATGATTAAAAAAAATCCTTTACAGACAAAGAATATGCTTTTATATACTAACAATATGATAAAATATATGCCGATAGATAAATCATCAATGGATATTATAAGTCCAATTTTTGATTTATCATCCAAAAGAAGTTTTATGGAGGGGCTTAATTCGGAATTAAATCCAAATCAAAATTATAACCCGATGTTAGTAGCTCAACAACAAAGAAATATGTTAAGTAGAGTCGTAAAACAAGAAAAGCCAGTAAAAAGATCTGTAAGTGAAACAAAAAAAAAATACGTAGCATCAATGCAAGATTGGACTTGTGGTCAATGTAATAAAAAATTGACGCATACATTTGAGGTAGACCATAAAATAAGATTAGAGCATGGTGGAGGCAATGATGTGACAAATTTGGTAGCACTTTGTCGCGAATGTCATGGTGAAAAAACTGCAATGGAGAATATGTAATGATATAATTACATATACATATTTGAATATTTTACACCTGTATATAGTTTAGATATTTTTAGCTTTGCAAGAAACTTGTAAAAACGCCGATTTTTATATTACATTTTTGTATTTGTATATAATATGGACACTACACAAAAAACACCATTAACTTTAGAACAACTTTTAGCTTCATATAATATTTTAATTGGCTTTTTCATTGTTTTTATTATTTTGATGGTAGTATTGTTACAAACTAATAGTAAAGGCTTTAATAAATCATTTGGTTATGAAATTTTTATTACTGTACCTTTTTTATTACTTATTACATTTCTTATCAAACAAATTTTTGCTTTTAAAAATAATCCTACTGAATCATTTTTTTCTCAGTTTTCACAATCTTCTCAAACATGGTTTATACCTATTATTTCATTACTTACATTATTTATTGGTATATTTGGGTTTTTTATGATGCTTTATGTTGCAGGAATATTTTCAGATAATCCTCCTGAAAATAATACTGCTATGTTATTAAATTTTTTTATAATTATATCATTTATCGTGATTGCTGTAGTTTTATACAAAAAATATCAAAATAAAGATGATGAGACTTTAAAACAATTTCCAAGAGCAGTTCAAAATGCTTTTCATTTACGAACTAAATATACTATATTATTTATTTCATTCGTTATTCTTGTTATGATCTTATATTTTGTTAATCCTTGGGGATTAATGACTGATTATGGTGGTCCTGTCATATTTTTTACTTTATTTATTGGAATTGTTATGGTTATTATGATCACTTTATATCAGTACTTTTTAGCTAATCCATCTGCAGCCAAAGATAATGTATTAAATAATATACCTGGACCATTTGAATTTATCGTAAAAGGATTATATGTATTAAGTGCACTTGGTATTTCATTTGGATTAATATATGGTGCCTTAAAAATGATGGGTGTATTTAATCAAGACGCAAGTAAAACTGAATCATGGGGACATTTGATATTTAATTTAATTTTATTTTCTGTTATGTTAGGGTTGATTTATAAATTAGCTAATGCTGGAGGATTTTTAGATAAGAACCCTTACTATCGTTTAGTATTAAATACATTATTATATATTCCTTGTTTGTTTGTTACTTTTGTAAATTATATTTCACAATTGTTTGGATTCTCTAAAACAACTGGAACAAGTGGAACTTTTGCTCCTCCAAATCCTTTTGAAATTAAAATGTTAGTGTTAGGCATTGTCTTGTTAGGATTATATTTTATTTGGGTGTTCATAGCTAAACGTTTTCAATCATTATATTTAAAACAAGGTGGCAAACAATTAATTAATCAACCTATTCCAACTGATATTTTAACTAATGTTAGTTCATACCAAAATTTATCAGATTCTGATAAATTTAATTATCAATATGCTATGTCATTTTGGTTCTACTTAGATTCATTTCCTCCAAATACAAATGCTTCATACAATAAAATTGTACCAATATTATCCTATGGAGAAAATCCGTTAATTAAATATAGTTCATCTAATAATACTCTTTATATTACAGTAAAACAACATACTGACACTAATTCTGTTGTTGATTTTGTTCAAGAACAAGAAACTCATATTAAACATGAAACAATTGATAAATGGAAAAATGTTCAAGCCAAAATTAATGATGCTATAGAACAAGTTAAATCTATGCCTTTTGGACAAGAAATTGATGCTGATGGTCACCGAATTATTTATAAACATACTGATGTTCAACTACAAAAGTGGAATCACATATTATTGAATTATAATGGAGGAACTTTAGATGTATTTTATAACGGAAGACTAGTTAAATCAGCTATTGAAGTTGTTCCATATATGAAATTTGATATGTTGACAGTTGGAACTGAAAATGGTATTAGTGGAAATGTAGCAAATTTGATGTATTTCAAACAACCTTTAGATTATTTAACAGCTGATATATTATATACTTCACTTAGAACTAAAAATCCACCAGTTATACCATATAATGACAAATTACTTGCTATATAATTTAGTCAAGTATCTTACAAAACTTTTACAATTAGTCGGAAAAATTTCTAATGGTATAATATAATGGAAGTCAAAAATATTATACTATTTGTTATTATATTTGTTTTATTGATAATTGTAATTCGTTACATAATGAAAGA